ATCAGGCGGAGCAGTTATGACTCCAAAACTTTATGCAACAGGACCTGCTTCAGGAACATACAATTCAAACGGAAATCAAATGATTGCTTACGCTGCCTCAGGAGGAGGTGGTGGAGGAGGAGCAAGCCGAGATGCGGGTAACCCAAATCCAGCTAACCGTAGAGCTGGACCTGGAGGTTTTGGAATCGTAGGAATATTTACATCAGACATTACACCTCCTTTTTCACAACCTTACGCTGTGGGTGGACCAGGAAGTGCTGGTAGTAATGCTCACGGTAACTCAGCCACTGATGGTACTGCAGGTGGAACAACTAGTATAGCAAATTTATTTTCTCTAAACGGAGGGAATGGGGGAAATAGAACTAATGTAACACAAGGTGCAAACCCTGGAAACCCAGGAACTATTGGAAGTGGAACATTTATTGCACAACAAACAGTTATAAATGCTAATAACCATGAATTAACTGACATAAGTCAGATTGGAAATCCCTCTGACTTAACTACAAGAAGAGAAGGCTTTTTGCTTTCTGCAAATGCTTTTGCAACTGGTGGTGTTGGTGCTGAACAATCTCCTGGTGAAGTCGGTTCTCAATCAGGTAAGAAAGGTGCATTATTAGTTTTTGATAATGGAAGTTAATAATTAAAATGGCAAAATATATACTTTTTCAAAACAGTGAATATTACAGATTAGCTCCTAATGAGACCGCAAGAGATTATTGGATGACAACACCAACTGTACATGCAAAAGAAGTTAGTGATGATGATTATACTAAAGTTGCTCGTTTTTTAAAGTTTCCTACTTATAACACTGATACACAAGAAATATCTTATGAGGATAAAGTTGTAGAAGCAATAACAGACTCAGCGATTGCAAAAAATGCATTATCTTCAAGGGTAGATGAATTAATAATGGCTTTTAGAGATAAAGCACAAGAACATATTAATACAGACCTTGAAGTTCAAGGTATGATTACATTTTTAGAGGGAGTGGACAGAGACGCAGTAGATTCCTTTCCAGAAAACCATTCAGTAGACGATTACATTTACAATCTTCCTGGTTGCCCTCAAATGTATTTTAATGAAATGTATTATTAATTTACTTTTTTAGAAAGTAATATATATTTAAGTTATGAAATTAGAAAGTTATATTAAAGTATATGATAACGTTATATCTCCAAAAGTTATAAGTTCTATTATTAAATATTCAATAACTCAAGACTTTGAAGAAGCTGGAATTGGTAAAAATGGTGAAGTAAATAAAAGTAAAAGAAATGTAAAAACATATTCTTTAATGGATTGGGACTGTGGTTCTAAAACCAAAATACATTGGTGTAATTATATAATGTCTATTCTTATAAATCATTATAGACTTTATGAAAAAGAATTTGCTAGCACTTACAAAACATGTTTAAATTCTATAAAAACTTTAGAAGTTTTAAAGTATGAAACTGGTGGCCATTATAAACCACATGTAGATCATTTTGAGGGGTTTCCTAGAGTTTTATCTGCCATATTATTATTAAACGATGATTATGAAGGTGGTGAATTAGAATTTTGTAATCCAACAACATCAAAAGTTTCTGTAAAAGTAGAATCACAATCAGGTAGATTAATAATTTGGCCAAGTTGTTTTTTATACCCACACGGGGTAAAACCAATTATAAAAGGAACAAGGTATTCAATAGTGTCATGGGCGTCATAAGAAAAGACTTTAGATATAAATTAATAAAAAATTTTCTTTCAAAAAAAGAACTTGAGATAGGCACACATTATTTTCATCTTTTACATAAAAGAAATGAAAATAGTTTTGATCATATACAGGGTGGTAACTGTGATTCTATGTTTAATAATGATTCTTTGACAGACACTCTTTTAATACAAAAGAAAAAAATAATGGAAAAAGAAACGGGTTTAAAACTTTTTCCAACTTATGGGTTTACAAGATTTTATACTTATAACTCTAATTTAGAAAAACATATAGATAGATCATCTTGTGAGATATCTGTTTCTACCATGTGGGATAGCGATGGCACTGAGTGGCCTTTATATATTAAAGGAGAAGCTATTGAAATGAATAGGGGAGATGCTGTAATTTATCTTGGATGTGAAGATGAACATTGGAGAGAAGTTTTTACGGGGGATTATCATTTACAAACTTTTTTTCATTATGTTGATCAAGATGGTCCTAATAAAGATCATAAATATGATCAAATTAAAGTTCCACATCGTCAATATATGAAGTATAACCCAGAGGTATAGAATGAAAAAAGAAAAAGAAATTAAAGAACGTATAAATTTAAAAGATTCCATAGGTGTGTTTGATAATTTTATAGAGCCAAAATTATGCAAAACTTTAATAGGATTTTTTGAAAAACAAAAACCTAGTATAGGGTTTAATAGAATTGAAGGAGAGGGTGCTTTAGCAGCAACAAAAAAAGATGAATCAGTATGTTATAGTAAACATAATAATTGGACAAGTGAGATGGATCAGTTATGTGGTAAAGTAAGACAAATGTTAGATATTTACATTCAAAAAACAGATTTTCTTAATTTTTCAGGCATAAGAGAACTTCATTTTACCAATACAAAAATTCAAAAAACACAACCTGGTGGAGGTTATCATGTGTGGCACACAGAAAGAAATTATCTTAATTATGGTTGCAGCAGAGCTTTAGTTTGGACTGTATATTTAAATGATATTGAAAAAGGAGGAGAGACAGAATTTTTAAATCAAAACCAAAGGGTGCCTGCAAAAACAGGACGCGGGTGTATTTTTCCAGCTGATTTCCCTTATGTTCATAGAGGTAATCCTCCTTTAGACAAAGACAAATACATAGTAACATCTTGGTTTTTAGCTACATAATATGGATTTTAAATTTACAGAGAAAAATCTAAAATTAAAATTTACTTGGAAAGAAATATTTTTCATAATTATAAGAAGAGGTCATTACGTTTTAAATAGAAAATCTTGTTATGAATTTATGACTGTTTTAACTGGTGTTATTCGAAAAGCCATAGATAAATATGGGGGAGCCGAAGAGCATGGGGTTCTTCTCGATAAAGATCGCCCTGATCAATACGAAAAATAGAACCTTTCAAACCTTTAAAATCTGTGATATTACGTATAACATTACAAAAAAAGGACTCTTATGCTACAAAAGATAGGTTTTCAGCCAGGTATAAATAAACAAATCACACCCACAGGAGCAGAGGGCCAGTGGATAGATTGTGATAATGTTAGATTTAGATATGGCACACCTGAAAAAATAGGTGGCTGGAACCAATTAGGTGGTACAGGGTCTAATGAATTAACAGGTGCGGGTAGAGGGCTGCACCAATTTATAAATAGTTTATCTAGAAAATATTCTATCATAGGAACTAATAGAATATTATACGCTTTTTCTGGAGGTGTGTTTTATGACATACATCCAATTAAATCTACAACAACATTTACCACGACTAACGGATCACCAACTGTTACGATAACTTTTAGCACATCTCACGGTATTAATCCTCAAGATATAATATTATTAGATAATTTTTCTACTATTACTAATTCTGATTTTAGCTCTTCTGATTTTGATGATAAAAAATTTATGGTTACCACAGTTCCAAATGCAACAACTATTACAATTACAATGCCATCAAATGAGTCAGGATCTGGCGCAACAACATCAGGTGGTATTAGAGTACAGCATTATTATCCTGTGGGACCAGCGGTGCAAGCAAAAGGATTTGGTTGGGGCCTAGGATCTTGGGGTGGTGAAGATACCTCTGCTTTAACAACAACTTTAAATGGAGCATTGCTAGATGATACTGCAGGAACAGGTGGATCAGGAACATCTATAACTCTAACTGATGCCTCACAGTTTCCAAGTTCAGGTACAAACTTTATTCAGGTTGGAAATGAAGAAATTTCTTACACAGGAATATCTGGAAATAATTTAACTGGTATTACAAGAGCTGTTAGAAACTCTACAAGGTCAGCACATAGTGATGGTGCTACAGTTACAAACTCGTCAGACTTTGTTGCGTGGGGTGAGGCAGCGTCAGGTGACTTAGTATTAGAACCAGGTATGTGGTCTATAGATAACTTTGGTGATAAAGCGATATGTTTAATTCATGATAGTGCAGTTTTCTCATGGGACTCTAGTTTATCAAATGCCACTGAAACAAGAGCTGCAATTATAACTGGTGCACCTACCGCATCAAGACATATGGTTGTATCAACACCGGATCGTCACTTAGTATTTTATGGAACAGAAACAACTATTGGAGATGTATCAACACAAGATGATATGTTTATTAGATTCTCTGACCAAGAGGATATAAACACGTATACACCAACAGCAACCAATACAGCTGGCACACAAAGACTGGCCGACGGATCACAGATCAGAGGAGCGATTAGAGGTAGAGATGCTTTATATGTATGGACTGACACAGCATTATTTACACAACGTTTTGTTGGTCAACCGTTTACATTTGCATTCGCACAGGTTGGAACTAACTGTGGACTTGTTGGACAGAACGCATGTGTTGAGGTTGATGGTTCTGCATATTGGATGTCAGAGAATGGTTTCTTTAGATATGCTGGTAAATTAGAATCACTACCATGTTTAGTAGAAGACTTTGTATATAACAATATAAATCTAGACTCAGGTAATCAGATGGTATCTGCTGGATTAAATAATTTATTTGGTGAGGTTATGTGGTTTTATCCAGAGTCTAATTCTTCAGTAGTAAATAGAATGGTTGCATATAATTATTTTGATTCATCACCACAGAGACCAGTGTGGACAGTTGGTAGTTTAGCAAGAACAATGTGGAGAGACTCTGCAGTATTTGGTAAACCACACGCTTTAGAATACGATGCATCTACTGATACATCTTTTGATGTGGTTGGAAACACAGAGGGTAGAACATCTTACTATGAACATGAGACGGGAGTAGATCAAAATAGAAACGGAACTATTACTGCAATCACCGCAAATATTATATCTGGAGATTTTGATATTACAGCTCAAAGAACTGCACAGGGACAACAGACTGGTGTTGCAACATTTAGAGGAGATGGTGAATTTATAATGAAGATAAGAAGATTTATACCTGATTTTATATCACAAACAGGAACAACTAGAGTTACATTAAATTTAAGAAATTTTCCAAACGATACAGCAGCTAGCTCATCACTAGGACCATTTGATATAACGTCCTCTACACAAAAAGTAGATACACGTGCTAGGGCAAGAGCTATTGCATTAAAAGTAGAAAACACAGGATCTAGTCAAAGTTGGAGACTTGGAACTTTTAGATTAGATACACAACCAGATGGACGTAGATAATGGCAAAGATAGTACAGGTATTAACAAGACCAGCAAAAGAATATGATCTGTCAACAGCAGAGGCACAGGTTAGAGATCTTGATGCGATTGTAGAAAAATTAAACTCTACATTTCAAGAGGAACTAAAACAGGAGGTAGAAGCATTTAACTTCTTTATAAATTAATGGCTAATAGTTTTAAAAATAAAAAAGTAGATCTAACAACAACTGATCTTACAACATTATATACGGTGCCAACTGCAACAACTACTGTGGTTAAATCTATATTAGTATCAAACGATGCAGGATCTAGTTGTAATCTAGATGTAACGTTAGTGGATGCATC